GATGGCACTAATCCTTTAATGAAATTTAATGGAACAACAAATTCTACTATTCCTTACGCTGTTATGACAGATTCTCAATTCGCTTCTATACCTCTTCACCAAGGAATAATAGCATTTGGTACAACTTCTAATAGACTCTTAATATATGATGGAATGGCAACTAATAAATCTGCTTATCTTACTGATTTTTTAAGTGGAACTTTTACCGCTTCTGTAACAAATGTATCAGGAACATCATCTATTTCATTTTTAAAAGGTATGTATACTACTTGTGGATTACAACCTGGAAATATTGTGAGTTGTAGTTTGCAGTTTTCATGTTCTGTTAGTGCAACAACGGTGGTCACGGTAAAAATAGCATCTCTTCCAGTCTCGCCTAATACATTTTCTAATATAAACCAAGCTATGACAAAGGGTGGATTTATATACACAAATGGAACCCCATTAATAGGAGACGGACAAGTATTAGATACTACAGCAAACACTAGCGCCAACGATGTTAATTTTAGCTTTTTAGTATCTAATACGGTAGGGACAAAAATTGTAACAGTTGACATTTCTTATGTTATTCAATAAAGGAAATATTATGGAAAATGAAATTTTAATATCTTTTGAATTGGCAAAAAATATATTGATTCTAATAAATGATGCAAAGCACCCTCATCATGAAAATAAAGTTGTTGAACAAGTGAGGATAATGCTTAGTCAATGTATTCAACAATCTCAAGTAAAAGGTAACGTTGTAAAAGAAGAATATAAGGTTGAAAAAGAATAGAATAATATCGTAAGAGAAAAAATGCCAATACCATTTGATTTTGATTTTAAGAATCCAAATTATCTTGAGGTTTTTAAATATAGAAAAAATGTTTTAAATAAAATAAAAAATGATAAAAAAGCAATACGAGCTTTTAAAAAAATTTACAAAGAAAATCCTGCTCAATTTATTATTGATTGGGGTACTACATATGACCCAAGAAATGTCGAGAAGGGAGTTCCTGCTATCTGCCCATTTTTATTATTTCCAAAACAAGAAGAGTGGGTGAATTGGTTTTTAGATTTATGGAGAAGGGGTAAGCCAGGATTAACAGAAAAAAGTCGTGAGACAGGAATGAGCTGGCTCACAGTTGCTATGTCTTCTACAATGTGTCTTTTTAATGATGGTATTACAGCTTGTTTTGGAAGTAGGAAACAGGAATATGTTGATAAAATTGGAGACCCTAAAAGTCTTTTGCAAAAGTGCAGACAATTTATTCGGTTTATTCCAGATATTTTCAAAGGATCATGGGATATTAATAAGCATGCTGCTCATATGCGAATTCAATTTCCTGATACTAATTCCATTATATCAGGAGAGTCAGGTGATGGCATTGGACGAGGCGATAGGGCATCATTTTATTTCGTTGATGAAGCAGCCTGGTTGCCTCGTCCTGAATTAATAGAAGCATCGTTGTCACAAACGACAAATTGTAGGCAGGATATTAGTACTCCACATGGAATGAATAATCCTTTTGCTCAAAAAAGATTTTCTGGGAAAATCTCTGTTTTTACTTTTTCATGGAGAGATGACCCAAGAAAAGATCAAGAATGGTATATAAACAAATGTAATGATATAGATAATCCTGTGGTTATTGCTCAGGAGATTGATCTTGATTATTCCGCGTCTTTAGAGGGTATTTTAATTCCAGCGATATGGGTAAATTCAGCAATTGACGCACACTTAAGATTAGGAATAAAACCAACAGGACAAAAAACGGGAGGTTTTGATGTCGCAGACCAAGGAAAAGATAAAAATGCATTTTGTGGTAGGCATGGAATTTTAATTGAATACATAGAAGAATGGAGCGGAAAAAATGAAGACATATTTGGTTCAGTTGAAAAAGTTTTTCATATCTGCGATAGATTGGGGGTGCGTGTCGTTAAGTATGATAGTGATGGCCTTGGTGCTTCTGTGCGTGGTGATTCTCGCGTCATCAATGATCGAAGAAGATCAGAAAAACAAACAGATGTTGTGTTTAACCAATTTTGGGGATCAGGAGAAGTTGTCGACCCCACAAGAGATCCTTATGAATTGTACAGAAATTCGAGATTTGGGGGAATAGGAAGAACAAACGAAGATTTTTTTCAAAATGCGAAATCACAAGGATGGTGGGATTTACGAAACAGATTTGAAGAAACATACAAAGCAATTAATGGAAAAAAAGACTATAATCCTGATAATATTATAAGTATATCAAGTGGTATTTATCAATTAAAAAAGTTAATAATTGAATTATCTCAACCGACATATAAGGAGAATGAAACTACAGGGAAAATTATGGTAAACAAAATGCCAGATAATATGCCATCACCTAATCTTGCAGATTCAGTGATGATTTGTTTTTCAAGGAAGAAACAAACAGTTGGAGCATGGACATGATTAATAGATTTTTAAATAGGTTTAAAAAAAATATTCCCGTTGTAGAGGAAAAAAAAGAACGACCACGACAAATATTTTCAACAAACGACATTGAATTAAGTTTTGTTCAAGATCAACTAGATTCTGCTATTAATAGAAATTTTCAAAATAGCATTAATCCTGAGCTGAAATCTTCAATGGATTCAAAAAGTTTTAAGTTTGCAATGGATAATATACAAAGCATTAAATCATCATTTCATGGAAATCAAGTTATTCCTGAGCAGCAAATGCTTTGGTACGCGAATCAAACTTTTATAGGGTATCAACTATGCGCCATGCTAGCGCAACAATGGTTAATCTCTAAATGTTGTTTAATGCCAGCAGAAGATGCGGTACGAAAAGGATATGAGATCACAGTAAATGACGGAACAGATATTAACCCAGAAGTTATTGATGCAATCAGAAAGTATGATTGCGAATATAAGTTAACAAAAAATCTTATTGAATTTATACAATTTGGTAGAATTTTTGGTATTAGAATTGCTATGTTTAAGGTAGAATCTGATGATCCAGAATATTATTTTAAACCATTTAATTCTGATGGTGTAATTCCCGGAAGTTATAAGGGAATTAGTCAAATTGATCCTTATTGGGTTTCTCCGCAATTAAGCCCAGAATCTGCAGGAGATCCATCAAGTATAGATTTTTATGAGCCGACATGGTGGAATATAGCAGGAAAACTTATTCATAGAACTCATTTAATAATTTATAGAACAGAAGAAGTGGCGGATATTTTAAAACCAAGTTACATTTACGGAGGAGTTCCAATACCTCAAAAAATATATGAGCGTGTATATGCTGCGGAGAGAACAGCTAACGAGGCACCCATGCTCGCTTTAACAAAACGGACAGATGTTATAAACATAGACTTAGCTCAATTCCTTGCAAATGAACCCGCTAATCCAGCTTCAGGAATTGGAGCAGCAAGAAGAATTCAAAAATGGGTAGCTGATAGAGATAATTATGGAATAAAACTTCTAGGGTTAGAGGAAAAAATGCAGCAATTTGATACCTCTTTGGCTGATCTTGATGCGGTTATTATGACTCAATATCAACTTGTTTCTTCTGCGTCAAATGTTCCCGCAACAAAACTTTTAGGAACATCACCAAAAGGGTTTAATGCGACAGGTGAATATGAGGAAGCTAATTATCATGAAATGTTAGAGAGTTTGCAATGTCATGCGCTAGATCCTTTAATTGAAAGGCATCATCTATTATTGATGCGATCTAAAATTTCTCCTGAATTTAATATTCAACCATTCGATGTGAAAGTAGTATGGAAACCGTTGGATGCAATGACAGCAGAAGAACTAGCGGCTTTAAATAAAACTAAGGCAGAAACAGGACAAATACTATCTACAACAGGAGCAATTGATGGTAATGACGAGAGGGAAAGAATTATAGCAGACCCTATGAGCAATTATACAGGAATAGAAGATAAAGATATTGAAGAAGAAAATCAAGAAAGAATGTTAGAGCAAACGAATCAACAAAAAGGTATAAATAATGAAGAAGAATCCTCCACTAACGAAGAGTAAAAGAAAATGGGTTCAAAATAGAAATGTTGTTTTGAGAGGAGAGCAATTAAACTATAATGCATCTCAACAGTCAAAGCATTCTCAATATATTAATAAATTAATAAAACAAATGGTAGATGAAACAAAAAAACAATTATTAAAATTATTTAAAAGTGAAACATCAGAAAATTATTTTAATAATCAAGAAAAGATTGCTAAAATAACAATGGATGCAAGCATTTCTTCGCAGTCAAGAATATTGTTAAATGTTCTAAGTAAAAAATTCTCAAGGTTATTTGAATCAAAATCCAAGTTTTTATCCGAAAAAATGTTTAATGACTTAAGTAAAATTAGCAAAAGTAATTTACATTCAAGCCTTAAAATCTTAAGCGGCGGACTGTCTTTAAAAACTGGCGTTGTCCCTAAGGGAATGGAGGAAGCATCAAAAGCAATAATAGATCAAAACGTAAAATTATTTAAATCAATACCTGAGAAGTATTTTAACGATATTTCCGGCGCGGTTTATCGTTCCATAACAACGGGAAACGGCCTAGCCGATTTAGTTCCTGATATTAACAAATATGCAAAAACAACACAAAGAAACGCTAAATTAATGTCGCTAGATCAAACAAGAAAGGCTTATAATTCAATAAATAAGCAGAGAATGATGAATATTGGCGTTAAACAATTTGAATGGATTCATTCCGGCGGAGGAATAGAGCCTAGGAAATCTCACTTAAAAATAGACGGTCATATATTTTCATTTGAAAATTTAGAAAAAGAGCAAGAAGAATTAGGGGTGCCGGAGGCCGACAGGGGAGTACCTGGGCATGCAATAAATTGTCGATGCGTAATGAAGCCAGTAATTGATTTTAGTGAAGATTAAAAAATTATTGATACTATTGACAGATTATGGAATATAATAATTTTAGGATGAAGGATGCATACGGATATGCCACTCAAATCTGGAAATAGCCAAAACACTATTTCTAAAAATATTGAAAAATTAGTTAACGAAGGATACCCGCAAAAGCAGGCGGAAGCTATTGCATACTCAAAGTCTAGGGAAGATACAAAAGACAATGAATCGGGAACTAATTTTACAATATATGACGAAAAACAAGAATCATCTCGCGATTATGACATAAACGGATACATTGAAATAAAAGGAAACCCGATTAGCAAGGTGGGTATTTTTCCTTATTCCGGCATGCAAATAAGCGATGATCTAGAACCAAGTAAAATTTATCAAATATACAGGCCTGAAAAAGAATTATCCGACCCAGAAACTATTGAATCTTTTAAGTTATTGCCTTTTACTGTAGAGCATGAAATGCTTGGCGCAGAAGATGAAGGAATGACAGCCCCCGAAAAAAAGGGTGTGCATGGCGTTATTGGGGAAGATGTTTTTTTTGAAGATGGGTATTTAAAAGGAAATATAAAAATATTTTCTGAGAAAGTTAAGAAGTTGCTAGAAGATGGAAAGCGAGAATTAAGTATTGGATATAGATGCTTGTATGAAATGACGCCAGGGGTGTATAATGGACAACAATATGACGGATATCAAAGTAGCATTAGAGGAAATCATCTAGCTCTTGTAGACGAAGGAAGGTCTGGGCATGATGTTGCGGTATTAGATTCATTTAAATTTACCATTGATAGCAAGGAGCTTGTCATGGCAGAAGAACCAACAAAGGAAATGGAAAAAAAAGAAATTCAAGACGAAAACATGGAAGGAATGAGTCTTGGAGCTATAGGTCAAAAACTCGTTGAGCTTGAAAAAATGCTTCATTCTGCATTAGGAATGAAGAAGGAAAGCGAAGACGAAGAACAAGGAACAAAAGAGCTTTCTGAGGCAGCAGCGCATGAAGGCGATGCAAAAGACGAAGAAGGTGAGTACAAAAAATTCGTCAACAAAGCAGAAGTTGAGGACGAAGATACCAAGGAAGAAGAAAAACTTTCTCAAGATGATGGAGAAACAGAGAAAAAAGATGGCGATGTGTCTAAACCCGCCGATAAAAAGGCAAAAGACAAAAAAGCCATGGATGCAAAATCATTTTTTGTTGAAATTTCAAATCGCGATAATCTAGCAAAAAAGCTATCTAATCATGTAGGTACGTTTGATCATTCTAGCAAAACAACTCATGAAGTTGCGCAATATGGAATTAAAAAACTTGGTTTAAAATGCAAAGAAGGTCACGAGATTTCTATGCTAAACGGATACTTAGCAGCAGCGTCCAAGTCTCCTCAATCTCCGGTTTTCGCAAAAGATTCAGTGCAAAAATCCACGTGCATTGACGATTATTTAAAAGGAGTTAAATAATATGGGTTTTCAAACAGCAGTTCAAATTTTTCAAGGAATGGGTGTTCCAGGCGAACAATATAGCGATAGCCCGTTGCGCGCGCAGAGCTACACAATCAATTCTGTTTTAGCATCTTATAATATCATTGGTGCAACAATGTGTACTGTTACGAGCCAAGGATTTTGTGCTGCCGGAAATGCAGGTGGAACAGCAGTATTTGCGGGACTTTTAGTTGATCCAAAGGATATCGCATTTTTTGGATCTGGCGGTATCCCTTTAAATCCCACTTTAACTGTCCCTGATTTTACGCAAGTTGAATGCGCGACCATGGGAACGTTTGTCGTTACATTACCCGCAGCAGCAAATATCGGTGATTGGGTAATTTATGATAATACCACCGGCGCAATTTCTACCGTAGCTCCTGGAACGTCATTGCCTGGCGGTAAATCGTGGGGCAATGCATTCGTGGACGTATTTACTGTTTCCGGCGCTGGTTTGGGTGTTATAACTATGAATCCAGGGGTTGGTCAGCCAACAAATTAATATAAACAGAAAACATTTTTAAAAGGATTTTAATTATGTTAAGAAATGCAGTTTTAAAAGAAAGGTCATACATTTCAGCAAAAAATTTCAAAGCATTAGAAAACTTTGATGTTTCTGAATTTCGTTCATTAGGAAAAATAGGCATTAATATGAGCGATCATGCGGTAAAAAGCATGATGCATGGATATAGAAAAGCTTTAGATACTATGGCGATGGATTCTATCCAGCCTCTTATTACTACAGCGAGTATTTCAACTCCAGTTCAATTTTTGCAAAATTGGCTCACTGGATTTGTTTTTGTAATTACGGCAGCAAGAAAAATAGACGATATAATCGGGATCATGATTACGGGCTCATGGGAAGACGAGCAAATAGTTCAAGGTATTTTAGAACGTACCGGCGCAGGTCAACCGTATGGCGATTATACGAATGTTCCACTTTCGAGCTGGAATACAAATTTTAATTTCAGAACAGTTGTACGTTTTGAAGAAGGCATGAAGGTTGGTATTTTAGAATCTGCACGCGCTGCAAGAATGCTAGTTGACGATGCAGGGATGAAACGTGAAGCAGCAGCACTGAATTTAGAAATAAATAGAAACGCAGTTGGGTTTTTTGGATTCAATGCAGGGGATAATAATACATATGGATTCCTAAATGACCCTGGATTGCCGGCTTATGTTTTAGTTGCAAATGGTGCTTCTGGATTTCCCCAATGGTCGACTAAAACATTTTTGGAAATAACAAAAGATATTCGTACTGCGGTTGTTGCATTGCGTACAAATTCACAAGACACAATTGACCCTGAGAAAGTTGACCTTACTCTAGCAGTGGCAACGGATGCAGTGGATTGGCTAACTACAACGTCAGATTTCGGTATTAGCGTAAGGGATTGGATGCGCCAAGCCTATCCCCGTATGCGTGTTGTGTCTGCTCCCCAGCTTAATAACGCTAATGCTAGCGATAACGTTTTTTATCTTCAAGCTGACAAAATTGATGATATGTCAACAGACGGCGGTAGAGTGTGGATTCAGCCAGTGCCAACGAAGTTTCAAGTTTTGGGGGTTCAACAACTTGCCAAGGCTTACGAGGAAGATTACTCCAATGCGACAGCTGGCGCTATGTGCAAACGGCCATGGGCGGTCGTTCGTTTTTTTGGAATTTAAAATTTAAAAGGAGTTTTTTGTATTATGTTTTATGTTTATTCTACCGCAACATGTCCAATTTGTTATGTTAAGTATAAACCTCTTACGGAAAGTGAAAAATCTTTAAGGGGGGCAGCATCGGGTCATAGTGAAATTTTAAAAAAAGTTACAATTAAAGGTGGTCATGGCGTTAATACTAAAATTTTAGTTACGCCAAAAGGGGTTGTAACACAAGTATCCGATGAAGATATGGAATTTCTTTTAAAAAATGAAAGTTTTCAGAGGCACTTAAAATCGGGGTACATGGATTATGATAAGAAAAAGATAGACCCAGAAAAGAAAGCTAAAAACATGGCTGAAAAAGATGGTTCTGCTCCTTTAACGCCAAAACAATTTGAAAAAGGTGAAAATGATAATAGTGACTTAAGAGTGTATAAAACCCCAAGGCATGAAATGGCATGAGTAGTTTAATATGGCTGCGACAATACTAACATTTAATTATGCATTGTTTCAGCAACAATTTCCAGCCTATTCCAATCCAATTACTTATCCAGAATCTTTGTTACAAAATTATTGGGATATTTCGATAAATTATATGTCTAACGTGGGAAATTATGGCTCATTGCAGGGTACTATGAGACAATACGCAATAAATCTATTTGTAGCGCACATGCTCTATTTATCTTATCTGATCGGTACAGGAAATCCAAATACCGGATCTCAAGTTCCTGGGTTAATGCAAAATGCTGCAATAGATAAAGTAAGCGTTGGATTAACACCGCCTCCATTGCCTAATCAATTTCAATGGTGGTTAAATCAAACTCCGTGGGGACAACAGCTTTTGGCGCTTTTACAGATGAATTCAGTGGGAGGTTTTTACATAGGGGGTCGTGGAGCGATAGCAGCGTTTGGGTATCAGGGAGGAAATTTCCCATGGTAACCGTGAAAATTGTAAAAGCAGATTTATTCAAAAATCTTGAAAATGCGATTAAAACCTTAAATAAAAAATCTGTTAAAGTTGGATGGATTGAAGGAAATAAATATCCTTACAAAAGCAGGAATCATGAATTACTTCAAAGATTAAAAGGGATATATGCATATCATTTTTTAAATATTAGATATGCAGATGTTGCTTATGTCGCAGAAGTAGCAGCTACGCATGAATTTGGTGCGCCATCAAAAAATATTCCAGCTAGACCTTTTATTAGGCCAACAATAAAAAACAAAGAAAATGAATGGAGAGATATTGCTTTAAAAAAGTCAAAAAGTGTAGTTAAAGGAAAGTTTAGCGCACATGATCTTATGGAGCTTATTGGACAAACAGCGGTGGGGGATATAAGAAAAACGATAAAAACTCTATGGGCTCCTCCATTAAAGGCGTCAACAATAAATGCAAGAATAAGAAAATACACTAATGATCCAGAGTTATCAGAATCAACAAGAAAAAGAAGAGAATCGAAACTTAATAATAAAAAAATTCCACTTTTAGCTGCTTTGCCAGAAGGATTATACAAGCCATTAATTGAAACAGGATTAATGCTGGCAACATTAACGCATTCAGTGGAAGATGAATAAATGGTTCCTGGACAGAATTTATTAAACATGGCGTTACGAATGATAGCCTCACAGGGTCTTGTGTACTATCACTATTTAGGCCGTACTCAAAATCCTGTGGGTCAAGATGTTTCGCAATACAGTGATGGCGTAAAAATAACAGGAAGTTTTCAGCCTGTGCAGAGAGTTTTATATCAAGCTTTAGGATTAGACCTTCAAAAAGATTATTGGAATTTTTACGCAAGCAATAATTTACAAGATGTGAATAGGAGCGTTTCCGGTGATCAAATTGCATTTAATGGACAGAGATATCAATGCGAATCCGATTCGGACTGGTATCCGATAGACGGTTGGAAGGGAACTATATTTATACACATTGGGTTAGATAATGCAGATAATAATATTTTAGGTTTTAATACAAAGCCACCAGAAAATACAAATTTGAATTTTGGAAATGGAAATTTCCTGGGCGGTAATTTATGACCGTTAAAACTGATAATCAGATAATTCAGATTTTTTTGCCTATTATACAAAATGGGTTAATTTCAGATGGTTTTTTGAATGTAACGGTTAAGCAATCAAATCAGCCAACACAGCAAGGAATACCAACCACGCCGGTAGTGTTTTTTTTTAAAGTACATAATAAAAGGTTCGGATATCTTGGAAGATATGATAAATGGGTAGTAAATCAAATGCATCACAATGAAATACAATATATGGAGATAACATTTCAAGTTTCTTCATTAGTTTTGCAATATCCTATCACGCCTAACCAATATACAGCATCGGACTTAGTTAATGAAGTTGCAAGTATAATGCAAAGTGACAATACAAGGTATATACTTAATAATAGTGGAATTGGGATTTTAAGGGTACAGGACGTACTTAATCCTTATTTTGTTGATGATCGAGACCAATTTGAAGCTAGTCCATCTTTTGATTTTACATTAGTTTATAAAGATGACAGGCTATCAACAAGTCCGATTATAAGTGAGTATGATTACAATATATTAACCATTTAGAAAAGGATTTTAAAATGGCTATATCTATTAATAGATATGTTGATATTACATCAGGACTTGGCGGTGGTACGTTAGTTCAAACAAGGGCTCTTGTAGGTCGGTTTTTTACTTCAAGTCCATTAATACCTCCACAAACTTTTGTTTCATTTACGAACGCACAAGAAGTATTAAATTATTTCGGCGCGCAATCAGAAGAATATTTAAGGGCAGTTTTTTACTTTTCATGGATTAGTAAAAATTTAACAGCACCGCAATCGATTCAGTTTGCTAGATTTGTTCAATCAGCAGTTTCGCCGTCTATTATTCCATTGCAAAATAATAATAGCGCTGTCGCTAACTGGACATCTATAACCTCCGGTTCATTTATTTTAACCATGGGTGGATCGACTAATACTTTTTCGGGATTGAATTTTTCTGGAGTTTCTACTCTTTCCGATGTTGCAACAATTATTCAAAATGCTATTCAAGACGCTGGTAGTTTTGATTTAGTCGGAACAACTAACGGAACCACTTTAGTGACAATGCCTGATACAACAGGATTATCCGTTGGAATGTCTGTTTTGGCTGCCGATATCACGCAAGGAACGACAATAGCCTCTATTATTACAGATACATCAATAACGCTTTCTCAAATAGCCACGGGTTCTAATATAAGCGAAACAATTACATTTAATAGCGCAATGTATGGTCTGGCAACGGTAACTTATCAATCATCGTATAACGGATTAAATTTCAGTGGATTTTTCTTGAATGGAGGAGCACCTGGTGTTGTATCAAATCCGATTAATGTTCAGGTAGGCGGTGGCGGTACTGATATTGCTGGAATTGGATTGCTTGGATGGCTGCCGGAAATTAGCATTACAAATGGTAATGTGATTACAGGATCAATATGGTCTACAGGTTCATCCGCAGAAAATATCACGCAAACATTAACCAATTCATCCAATGCAAGCAATAATTTTGGTTCATTTGCATTTTTAACTAATCTTAATTTAACCTTGCAAAATGTTTATGATGCAGCTA